GCGACCTCAGAGTGATACGGCACATGCACGTCGGACAGGATGCCGATTGGGCCGGTGACCTTCAGGACGTACGGCGTCCAAGGCTGAGCCATCGACTTCGGCATGGCGAGGATCTCGCCAGCCTCTCGCGGGGGACGCGGGGCCGTAGGCTTTTGCGTCTTGCGGTTCTTCTTGCCGTGTAGCCCGAACTGCCGCTGCATCCGCATGCGTGCCTGGTGCAGCGTAATCGCCCCGTTACTTTCCTTTACGAGTCGCCTTGCGAGCGTTTGCGCGGGGGCTTCGGGATGGAGTTTTGCGAGCCGCTCGGCCTTTCGCGTTATCGCGTCCCCTCGCTGCATCTGCCGCCTCCTTGCGATGTAGAACTATGTTGCCGTCGTCATCCGGCATCGGGTTGGCACCGTCCGCGTCTTCCTCGTAGTCAACGTCGTCGAGGCCAGTCCACCCGCGCTCATCCGTGCGATTTGCCACGATGCAGCCTCCTCGCGTTGCTGATCGCTCGTCTCACCAGCACCGTACCCGCCACGTCAACAAACGGCAGGCCACGCTTCGTCGCCTCCTCGCGGAGCCAGCCGACGATGGTGGGGATGTTGGCCTCGCACCAGTCGCAGCCCTGGCGGTCCATCTCTCGTGCGCGATCATCGCACCCGCACTCGCCCGTGGCCTTGAGCCAGAACTTTGCCAGCAACTCTTTCAGCGCGGAGCCAGCTAGGCACCGGTCGTATCTCGCGGATATGTAGTCCAGCATTGGCACCACGGCGTGCCCGTCAGCATTTACCGGGTAACCTGCGACAAAATCGTCTGGCACTTCGATTGCGGTGGCGTAAGTGATAACTTCCGTACCGTCGCTGTAGCGAACGATTTTCTTCGGGACCGTCGCTTTCATAGCCGCCCCCGAACAGTGAACGTGACCGTGTAGTTCAACGCGGTCGTTTGGCCGACGCACTGCTCCACGAATATCACAACGTTTGTGGAAGTGCACAGCGGGCTGCAGTCCTGACTGCCCGACGGGCCGCACGCTGGAATACATCTTGAACCTACAAGCGTGCCGCCGGCAGCGATGCACCCATACTGGCCTTCACTTCCGGCGTTTGTAAACGCGAAGTCGAACTCGACCAGCAAAGGACAGTCGGGAACATCTAGATCGCATTCGTCAAAGAAGTAAGCGAATCGGTACGCTACAAACGTCCCGCCAGTGATCGTGTCTGTAACGGTGCATTCTGTTTCGGAGAACAGCCCTTCCGGGTCATAGGAGGCATCTGCCCATCGCTTGCACAATCCCGACTGGCAGCAGCTGCACGACGTGCCAAGGCCGCCGCTCTTCATCACCAGGCCGCCGCTTTTGTATGCCAGGCTTGTCATGAGCAGGTCGTAATAGTGATGTTCTGAGTGCTGGTGCTGAGCGACCCATTGACGCTCAGCGTGATGAACGAGAACAGCAGGCCTGTCGTGGACAGCGTCACGCCGTTGACGACCGAGACACTGGTGCCGATGAACTGCGGGCACCCGTCAGTCGTGAACGAGAGCACCTGCCGGTGAGCCGTGGTCGTGGAGTAGCCGCTGACGTACGGAATGTACTTGTCGCCGAGGAACGAGCAGTGCGTATGCCGCTGGGCAGCCACCGCGATCCAGCCGTTGCCATTGTGGCCGAACGCCACGTAGGGGTTAGTCACCGCCGTGTGTGTGGACAACTGGAGGAACTGGTTCCAGCCCACCATCGTGAGGGCCGAGACGACGCTACCGGGGAATCCCTTGTGCATCGTCACCGTGGCCGTGGCATCGGCGGTGAACGCCGTGCCGACACGGGCGATCGTGAGGCGAACGCCTGCGCCGCCACGTTCGTAGGACGGGCCAGACAGCGGCTCTTTGCCGACGTGCTTCTCGGTGAGCCTCACGCTCTTGCCGATACGCTTGGCGTCCTCTTCGGAAAACCCGTAGGTCGCCATGCCTCACTCCGACAGGACGAGGTATTGCAGCCGGGCCGCCGAGGTGTACTGCGTGCTCGTCACCGCCCGCACGCCGATGGTAATGGTTGGCACAAGCGGCAGGACGGCGGCCATTCCACGCTGGAGCTTCACTACCTCTTGATTGTTCGTGCCGTCGTAGGAGCCAACGAAGATGGCGTGCGTGCCGCTTGTCAGACTCGAGAGGTTGCGGAACGCCGCGTAGCCGGCCGCAGTCACGTTACCCAGAGACAGCGTATGCACGGCAGTGCCGACAGTCACAACTGCACCCGAGCCGGCCTGAGTCGTCTGGTCAACGCTCACGCCTGACGAAGAGAACCGCTCGCTGTAGTTGCCGTTCGACACGCTCAGCGTGAGCGTTGCCTTGATCTCGTCTGACATTAGATGCCTCCAAACGCGAAGATGTCTACCATGTCTGTTTCCTTGTATGGGTAGGCTATGAGCTCTACAAGGAAAGGGTTTGCCACGCCAGGCCCATAGGCCGTCGCATCAGCAATCGCCACAGCCTTGCCGAATCCATCAAGCGGCACTGGCTTGCTTACGGGGTTATTGGCCGCGTCAAGGATCGCGCGGCGTTCGCCGTTGACCTTTTCGTTTAGTCCAGTGTCGTAGTACCTAACGATATGCTGCTTAGGGTCGTATAGCCATTCGACGCTGATCGTCCACAGCTGCCGCTTGTCGTCGTAATCAGCATTGAACCCTTGGCAGAGAAGCGTGCGACGAGTGCAGCCGAGGAACTCATTGCGGTTTGTCTTGTTGGTGAACGACAGAAGCCACGCGAAGTTAGGGTCACGAACCTGGCTATTCGTGTAGGTCAACTTCGCGCGGCAGCGATTCTCGGTCAGGCCATCCATGGGATCGCCAGCGGAGTTGCGCGGCGGCTTGCCGCCCATCGTTCCATCGTCACCTTCGTCGGTCAGCGGCGTTTGCTGCTGCTCGGTGGTTACCGTGATCTTTTTCCACGTCTCGGCGTCCGTGCCTTCGGGCTTTTCCTCATCTGGGTCTTGCGGATCTTCTCGCTTGTTGTCGTACTCGATCGTGATTTTGGCAGCCCGCTCTTGCTCGTCCCCCTTGAAGTAGGCGAACTTGCGAGAGGTGACGTAGAACGGGATGCCGCCGATGGACTCTAGCGAGTTGAGCAGCGGAATGGCCCGGTTGCCGAGACCAGCCCACACTGTCTGGTCCTCGACGAGCACGTTGAAGTCAACCTCACCGTCGAACCTAGCGAGGAACTCCACCGATCCCTTCATGTCAACGGAGCCCTTGGACCCCTTGCTTTCGGAGTATTCAAACGAGCGAAGTTGGTTGACTGATATGATTGCCATCGTTATGCCATGATCGTCGCGAGCGCAACGGGATCTAGGTTCTTCGCGATTTCTTCTAGGTGATGAGCCCCTTCTTCTGCGGCATCAGCGGCACGCTTGGCGTCGTCCTTCACGTCAAGCCGCGGGTCTGAACCACGCGCGACGGCGTTCCTGAAGGCCTCGCCCTCGGCCGTGCCGACAACCACAGCCCTCAAGTCTGCGGAACTTCCTCGCAGAGTGGCGGCAACGACAGGCGATCTCGCTTGCTGGTCCGTGCTTTTGTCGATGGATGCCGCAGCTTTGCGAGCCGCGTCGCGAAGGCCCTTCACTGCATCCGTCAGCGGCGTGGCGATCGCAGCCCCAGCCGCCGGTGCCACGTCATCCGCGAATGCAGCCTTGAAGTTCTCGGCCGCCTTGCCGAAGTTCTTGTCGATGTCCTTGCTGACCTGCTTGTTGAAGGCGGTCATCTGCTGGACGGTAGCGTCGATGCCAGACGTGTCTAGAAACGCTGCGTCACCGATCTTCTTGATGGCGAACAGCAATCCCTCAATTGGGCCAGTGATGCCCAAGATGAGCAAGCCAAACGCCGCTTCCAACGTCCGTCCGACGCTGGCGAAAAGCGAGGCAACACGGGATCCGAACTGAAATATCGAGTTCCACTGCCCGCCGATTTGCGAAAGGTAGGCGAACACTTTTTGTACCGATGGCGCGAAGTTCGCGATGAGGTAGTCGCCGACACCGGCAAGGTATTCCGCAGCGTTCAGTAACGCTTCGCCGATGGCCTGCCCGATGTTGGCACCGCCGATAGTTCCAACGTAGTCGGTGAACGTCTGGGCGATCCCGGTGACAGCCGGCGCGAGGTGAGCGACCACCTGCTGCACGATGCCCTGAATGGACGCATAGACCCGCGTGAACGAGTCGTTCATGTTCTCGACGTTCTGCCCCTGGGCGTTCGTCAGCGTCAGGCCGAACCGCTCCGCCTCCTGCCGGGCCTTGCGGATCGACTCTGCCCCGCCCTCGAACAGCGGCAGCATGGTCGCGCCACTGCGGCCGAACAGCGCCACCGCCGCGGCCGCACGCTCTGCCGGGCTCTGGATGTTGGCGATGGCCGAGGCAATGGCCTCGAACCTGTCCGCGCTCGACATGCCCTGCAACTGCCCGGCATCCAGCCCAAGGTTGGCGAAAGCCTGCTGGGCTTGCTTCGACCCACCCACGGCCTTTTGCATGGCAACGTCGGACTTGGTCATCGCCGTGCCGATCTGCTCGATGCCGACGCCAGCCAGGTCGCCGGCCAGCTTGAGCCCAGCGAGTTCGCCGTAGGTCGTGCCCAGCCGGCGGCTCAGTTTGCTTTGCACGTCGATGCTCTCGGCCGCGGCAGCGGTCATCGACGTGAACGTGTTCACGGCCGACTGCGCCATGGAGAACATCGACAGCTGGCCGAACGTGGATCCGGCGACGCTGCCCAGCATTCGCAGCGGGTTCAACGCCGAGCCGACCGTGCTGGCAAACCCGCCGAGGCTTTTGCCTGCCCGAGCAAGCCCAGCCGTCAGCCCGCCCGTGCTGGCCGTAATGCTGACGTTGACCCTTCCGAAGTTCTTGGCCATGCGTCAGCCCGGTAGTGGGATTGCGTTGAGTGCGGCGAGAATCTGCTGCGGCGTTTGAGCCCGCTTAGGAACGGGCATGAAGTCGTCAACCTTCTTGACCGGCGAGGTCTTGCCCCGGTAGGCGTTGGAGAACTGGGTCATACTCATTGCCGACCGGAGCCATTCGTCGCCCCACGGCTCCAATAAGTAGTACCCCATCCACCCGTATAACTGATCGACTGACATCTCCTCCGCGAGAGCGTCAACGTCCGCCCGTCCCATCTTCAGCGCCAGCCGGTAGAGGAACAGCAGCACCGGAGACGCCTCTATTTTCCCGCCGCTTCCTCCACCGGATTGGCAAGCATCCCGTTGAGCTCAAAGGCGGCCTGCACAATCCGCTGCACAGCCTCCCAGTCGTAGGCACCGATGGCGGCCTCGTCTGCTTCGCTGAACAACTGCTTGCCGTCTTCGGTCACGCAGACCAGCGTCACGATCTTGGCCGACAGGTTGTTGAGGATCACGCCGCCTTTGCCGCCGCCAACAATTTCCTCGAGCCGGTTGCGGCCCTTGGCGGTCAACTTGCTGACGTAGACCTCGCAGCCCTCGCCGAGTTCCGGCACCGGCACCAAGACCTTCGCCAATGGTGGCCGTCGCTGTAGGAACTCCTCCCGTGTCAGTGCCATGCCAGCCTCCGCGCCCAGGGTTAGCTCGGCAGCGTGCCGCTGAGCTTGATCGTGACCGTGCCGCTCATCATGTCTTCCATCTGTGCCCCGGCCTCGTAGCCGGTCATGTAGCCGAACGCCGACCACAGGGCAGTCGTGGTGCCGCCGTTGGCCCAGTACACGTTGACCACCTGGTTGGTGGCGACGTTGGCCAGGTCCGCCGTGGGCTTGATGCCTGGGTCGTGTTGCACCTCGACCGACAGTTCGCCTGGGTCGTAGATAGCCGAGGCCACGAACTCCTTGGCCGACGACAGCATGTGCGTTGCGTCGGCCACCGCCCTCGCAATGCCGCTGTGGTTCACGCCGGTGATCTTGTAGCCCGTCGCGGTGTGCAGCGCGGTGCCGAACGAAACGTAGGTGCCCTGTCCGATGTCAGCAGCCATTGGTCAACTCTCCGAGTGGGTGATCTCGACTGTCAGGTCCGTCCGGTAGATTGGCGTCTGGTCGCCGGGGTTGGCGGGCTCTTGCTGGTCGTTTTCGTCCTTGACCGTAACGAGCCGAACCGCCGCCGTCCGCTTGAATTGTAAGGCTGCCCGCACCGCTCGGCCGAGGTTGCGGCAGTCCACCAGACGGGTCGAAATGCACGACACCGTGTACGTCGTCCGCGTGATGCCGGTCATCCCGGTCATGTGCATGTACGGCCCACGGCTGGCGTCCTGGCGGTCGATCACCAGGCACGGCAGCGTCGTCCCCTGCGGAGCCTGCACGGCGTAGATCCGCGATCCGACGGACGCTGCGATGTCGGCCGAGACCGACAGCAACTGCATGAGGGATTCGTCGATGAACGTCGTGGCTGGCATCACATCCCCTTGGCAGCACGGCGGGCGTTCTCGGCCACGGCCTTGTCCACGGACCGGCCCAGTTCCTCGACGAGTTGCTCGCGGATTCGCGGCAGCGTGCGGTCCGCCCACTGGCCGAACTTGCCCGTGCCGGGGACGGCAGCCGCTTGCCGGCGAAACAGGGCCACGCCGCCCTCCTTGCCGACCTTGGCTCCACTTCCCTTTACGAACTTGCCAGAGGCGTCTCGTTCAACAGCCGCCCTTGTGTACGTGTATTTACTTGAAAACGGCAGCGCAAGGATGGAAGCGTTCTTCGGCTTGCGGACCTTCACGCCGTTCTCAATCCACCAAGCGTGATACCCAAGTCCGCCCTTCTTGAACTTCTCGCCACGGCGGAACCCGAGCACGGCCGCCTGGGTCTTGCCGCGGACCTTGGCTTCCGTGAGCACGCCCACCGACCGCTTCAGGTTGCCCGTCGGACCCTTGGCAACCAGGGCTTTGACCTCGGGGATATACGGCTTGGTGACCTTGTTCACGCTCGCCCGCAGGTACTTTTTCTGCACGCCAATCCGCAGCCCATCAAAACGCTTGAGAACGTCTTGGATGTCCGATGCACTGGCACTGACTTGGAAGGCCATTAGTCCGTCACCTCTGCCACCAGTAGTTCGTGCTCGGCCCGGTAGCCTCGCTCGACCACGCTAGTGATCTCAAACGTGCGGCTTTCGCAGACGATCCTCATCTTGGCTTTCAACCCCGGCGTGTAGTGCAGCGCCACCTTGTGGGTTACGTCGGAACCGGTCGCCATAGCAGACACGCTCTCCGAGCCCGACAGCGGCATGATGGCCACCCACCGAGTAGCGAACGTCGCCCACGACAGGATCGGTTCGCCGATGGCGTTGGCCGACTCCGTCGGAGTCTGGATCGTCGCCAGCCGGTTGAGTGTGCCAGTCTTCATGTGCCATAGGCGACGAGGGTGTAGGACGCGGTGCCGGAGGTAAACAAGGGCGTCAAGACCACAAAGGTGGCGGCAGTGTTACCTGCTTCGCATACCGCCACTCGGTCTGCGTCACTCACGGCCGTCATGTCCGAACCCCCATCGAGCATTTTGGCTCGCCTGGAACACGCAAACGCATACCGACTCACGGTGGCCAAGCTCACCAGCGACCCGCTGGCGTCCCTGAATGTTGACGGCGATAAGTCTATCTGGGCTCCAGCCGTGGTCATCGTCCCAGCGACAACCACCACCTTGCCAGACGTGCAGGCGTCCGTGCTCGTCAGCGCGATCCGCTGGACGCTCTGCACGCCGGTGCTCGTCGCCGAGTCCGTGAAGCCCACGTCGATCGCGATCCGTCCCTCGAGACTCATGCGTATTGCCTCCAGCGGAGGTTGGCCAGCAGGGCCGATACGGCCATTTCCAGTTCACGGCCGACGCTGCCCACGGCTTCCCGGTTCGCGTACCAGTGACCCACCAACATCTTGATCGCATGCTTCGCCGGCGTCGGCACGTTCGCCGCTCCACCGTAGCCAGCCAGGTACGTCACCTGCACCGCCTTGTCGTCGAGCCGCACGCTCGGCCAGTTCTCCAAATACTCCGGGTAGACGAGCGAAGGGACG